CTTCTTCTCATCTGTAACCTCATTCCCCTCCTTCTCGTTCGGGTCTTGAACCAAGCGAGGAACAAGAGACGGGTCTTCAAGCTCAAGGATACTCTTATCAAGCTCAACTTGATTTATCCAAGGACTGTTCATAAACAACTGCTTACGCTGGACTGCCTTATTCAAAAGCATCACCTTGCTGACCATATCCATCCCGCCCCTCGGCTCAAGTTGGTACTCGTCATGCAGGGCAACAGGATCGACAGAAAGACTATCTTCAAGAAATCTGTACTGAAGACTTTTCTTATCGAACTGAAGCAATATACTGAACGCTTGTCGGAATAAATCACCCAAGGCTTGCCGGAAGAGACGCAGACGCAAGTCCATATTCTGCTGCGCTTGAGCGTTAACAGACTCGATCTCAGTTGCAGTGCGACGATCCCTGTCCGCCATGATACCATAGTCGGGAACGGTTACTCGTTGCTCGGCTACAGATTGCGTCTGCATCATATCCTTGTCGAAGTCCATCGGCGTGTTAGGCATCTGGACGGGCGCGATCCCGAACGGTAGAATCTGTCCCGGATTCAACCTCAAATTAACGCTGTTCGGGAGATCGCGCTCGGCCTTGAACAGTGGCTTATTAAACAAAGTGGAAGCATCCATCTTCTCGTTCCAAGTCTTTGTAAGAGAAGCTTCAAAGGGAGCAAGCATCTCGCAAACTCCGCGAGGAGAAAACCAACCACCGTCAGTAACCTCATACTTGCTTGAGGAGAAAGGAGGGTTGTCGTGATCGAAAGGAACCTCCATTGTTTTTCGGAGCGGAACATCGGGGGCTTGGGGAGAAAAGCATTGCATAACCCACTTCCCGTCCTCGTCATGCGTGTAAACCTCCCACACAATAACTTGATCCTCGTCGGGAGAATGCGTAATACCCTCCCGTATTTCTTTGTCATACTTGATATTATCTATAATCCCTGAATCCTCGACCTTCCCCGACTGTATCTTATCAATCGTGCTCTTGCTTGTGTCATAAATTCCAGCCCTCTTGTATGACTCAAGGCTCATAGGCATTACCTGTGTAATCCTGTCAGCCGAAGCAATGTCTTTAGTCCAAGGAGGGACGATAATATACATCGGGTCTATGGCCTGAAACTCAACCTGCTTCTTGTTAGGGTTCCAGAAAGTCTTCATTACGCTATGGCCGCTAACCAACATATGATCTATCCAACTCATCACCTCAGTGGCGTAGTTGGATTTCTCATGGAGCTTATAGCTAAACCAATGCTCTGCGGCTGTCGTGAATCCAGCCATCTGGCTACGCATCGGCACAAAGGTTGCCAGCACATCAAGCCCCATAGCCTGTTGGAAGAATGCTGGCTTGAGCTTGTTAATGGTAGTGTCTATGAGGGGGAAGTGAATATCAGAAGCATTAGGCCAAGGCTTAACCTTTCGGCGCAGACCGTCCGTTCGCATTTGATACCACAGCCCTTGCCGCGTCTCCCACCTTGCGCGACTCTTAACGTCATCAAGGATTAGATCATAAATCTCGTTACTCATCTCTTTTTCTTTTTAAGCTGCTGCTTTGCGTGCTTGTGTGCCTTAGACTTCTTCTTGGTATTAAGCATAACAGCCAGAGCTTGTTTCTTATTCTTGTAGGGCATTATCCCTGTCTCCCGCGATTCCTCCCGCGAGGGGCGGAACCTTGTTTAAGGTCTTGTTTGGTGGGCTTTAGATGACCATCCTTGTCGGGCATCTGTTCCTTTGTTTTCTTTTCCTTAGCCATTAGTGGTTATCCCAATCGTTAAATTCATCCGGCTCAGGGTGTCTAACCTTCATTCTGCTCCACGTTGCCATAATTACCATTTCCGACTTTAGCGCATCAGAGATGCACTCTTCACAGATATAACCACCCACTGCTACATCCTCGGCCACTGCTGCCCCCACTTCCTTACACACATAACACAGCTTCTCGTTCGGCGGGACGGGCCTTATGCTTGACCGTCTCAATGTCAACACTTTTCTTCTAATACCCCACAAACATACCACTTGGCAAGGAATCTTCTTGAAAACTTGCTTGAGCCTGTTCCATAAGTTCGCCAATGCTAGGGCGGGTAATTTCATTAAACCTCTCCCAACTGCCTCCAACGCCGCCCCCACACGATATGCAGCCCATAACTGCATCTGCCCTGTCGGGGCTATCCAGCCCTCTGGCTTTCATCTTGTCCTTGGACTCAAGCCCAAGCTTTCCTGTTCGACTTACTTCCGAACGCCTCGTAACCATCTGCTGATGGAGCATCCCGTCATCGGGCAAAAGTATCTCCCTCTTCTCAATCACCCTCGCTGCGGTGTGCCACATCTCCGCACTCCTGTTCGCGTAACGATCATCAAAGGGACGAGCACCGAAGTTGACCCTGTGAATGTCATAACCCGCATCCATCAACGCATCACACAACGGTAGCCCCATTCCACCTTCATCAGCATACACCTCATCCTGCGACAGGTTGTTCTTCTTAATAAGGTTTATGATCTTACCAATTGTCGTGTTCGTATTCCGCTCACGCCAAGTGACCATCTCCATCACCTTGTTCCCATTCCTGTACGCAAAGACACATTCATCCCCTCCAGCAGCAAAATCAATAAAAGCCACCCTCATCCCCATCTGAAGCTCCGGCGGGTTCTGTAAACATTCCTCAAGGCTTTTAAGGTTGAGAACCAGACCTTCCCCGCTATCATCCACAAACTCCCCATAAATCATTGAGCGAACCAAAGGACTGTTCTCCCCATACATCTCAATCTGTTCGTCAATCCATTCCTGACTCAAGTGTGGGCAGTCGAAGGCTGTCACTGTATGACAATCCCAAAACTTCCTTTGCTTGGTAAATGCTTCATAGAAGGAACCAGCAGCAGCACCACAACTGCTCATCAATAACAACCTGCTCGGCTGACATCTGGCTATGGCTGTGAAGATGGGATCGGGGACAGTCTTAGCTTCGTCCACAATCATCAGCAGATTCTCAGTCGGCCCCTGTCTGTGCCAACCCTCAAACTTTCCAGCATCATTCGTACTAAACCCAATCGCCCTACTCCCATTCTGATAATGCAGCTCATTGCTGGTAGCTCTCCATCCCTGCCCCAACCCACTAACATACTTCTTCAGCGTAGGCCAAAGCTGCCCCTCAACCTGCCGCCACACACCAGCAGTCGTCACAACCAAACTCTCAGGGAACCGAACCATATGCCAAAGAATCGCACTAGCCGCAACCACACTCGTCTTCCCACTGCCATTAGCCGCCTTCAACGCAACCTGACACTCCTTCTCGTTCAACGCCTCCAACACCTTCTTCTGCCATCCATAAGCGTCCATCCCCAAAAACATCTTGGGGAAGTTCTCCAACTGACTCGCCTCCTCCAAAGCATCCCTATCCTTAGCCAACCTCTCCAAAGCCCTCTGCGACTTCTTCTCGTTGGGTGATAGCACAAGCGAAGGAGCAGGTGCTGTCTTGATCGACTTGCGCGGCAACATCACATCGCGCTTGCCCGACTTAGGCTTAGGGCCAGTTCGCTTGATCTTAGGCTGCTTAGGCAGCAGAATCAGTTTCTTCTTCTCAGCCATAAGTGTTCGCGAACACTTAGTTGCGATGCTTTATCCGCTCTGGAATCGAAGACAACTGCGAAAGCAACTCCGGTGAGACAGTGCTAGTCGCGGATTGATTATCACTTTTAGTTGTCTTCGGACTCCAGTGCGGGAACCGCGATTGAAGGAAAGACAATGCCAGCTTTCCATCGCGGCTCTCCATAATCTTATTAATCAAAGCCTCCTCCGCCTGTGCCTGTGCAGCCAACACCTGCGCGTTCAACTTAGGCTTATCCTTCCTAAGCTTATCAACCCGACTCGGACTAATCCCACAAGCCCCACACGCCGCAGTCAAACTCATACCCCGACTCAGCTTATCCAGAAACATCTCAAGCGTTTCCCCCGTTAGATTCTTCTTGATTGAAATCTCCGCCATAGGTGCAAGATAGCATAAGTTGAAAATACGTCCAGTTTTTTAGTGGGGGTATATATACTACTATGGCCGATGGGGGTGGTGGGGTCGGGGGTGGCTTGGCGCGTGCATATCGTCTGCGATGCCAATGGGTGGGAGGCAAACCAGTTCAGCCAAACCAGTTCAGGCAAACCCAAACCAGTTCAAACCAGTTCAGTTTAACTACTGTGACAGTAGTTATTTCGAAGAGAAAAAAATAGGGG